ATCTTGAAAAGATTAAGAAGCTGAACAAATGAGAAGTCATTCAAAACACTATTAAATGGCAATAAATGAATTAGAAGTAATGCAAAATGGCTGATATAACAATATGAAAGAAAGTAAACTAATTAAAATGCAATACGATTTAAAGTTAGTTCAACAAGCGTTGGCAGTAGCTTTATATAAAATAGATAAATTAGAACAACAATTAAAACCAAAAGAAGATGCCACTATTAAAACCAAAGAAGTACGAGACTAATAAAGAATTCGTTAAAAGATGTATGGGGAACGCTAAGATGGGAGAGGAGTTCCAGAATAGAGACCAACGTTTTTCAGTTTGCCAAACTATATGGAAAGATAATTTTACACCAAAAAAGTAGGATTTGTTAAAAACTTGTTTATCTTTACACAAAAGATACAACAATGAAGATTTTAAAGATACTGTTTAAAGCACCCCAATTCTTTATCATATTCTATTTATTTGCTATATTGTTCGTACTTGAAATTATAGTTACCATTTTAGTTTCCCCATTTAACTTTTTGCTAATGGGAATTGAGTGGGCTATAAGAAAAATGTTAAACTTTATAAACACAAACAAACATGGGACAGAGTAAAGAATTATTTGCAAAGCTAAACCACGAGGATTCCGCTGTGGAATTCTATAGTAGATTACAGCTTTTAAGGGAGATGCAAGAAGAGCTTGTTGACCCTAAAGTACCAGAGAGTGTAAAACGTATAATCATTAAAACCGTATTGGCATAATGGAAAATACTATAACAACATTAGATGGGGTATTTTGGGATAAACAAGATATATTAAACCAAATGCACAGCGATGAGTTTTATTTCGGCTACTTAGGTAAGAACGCATTATCGAGCTCATCTTGTAAGGAACTGTTAAAGAACCCTAGTATTTATTATAATACTATAAATAATAAAGGGGAAGGTAAAAAGAATGATAACTTTACTGCTGGGAGCTTATTCCACTATAAAGTATTAGAGCCTGAGAAATGGAATTCACTTCACTTTGTAGATGCACAAAAGAAGAACTCAAAGGCTTATAAGTTAGCTGTAGAAGAGTATGGTGAGGCTTATACTTCAATAGAGAAATATAATGCTGAACAGATGGCTTCTAGTTTTATGGGTAATTCAAAAGCATCCCACTATCTTAAAGGTGCTAGAACGGAAGTTCCTGCTATTGGAGAAATAGGGGGGATTCCTTTTAGAGCTAAAGCTGATATTTTAGGGGGCAAATATATTGCCGATTTAAAAAGTACAGCCCAGATAAAAAGATTCCGTTGGGCAGCTAATGATTTCGGATATGATATACAGTGTTTTATCTATTGTGAATTGTTTGGCATATCCTATAAGGATTTTGTATTTATTGCAGTAGATAAAGCAACTCATTTAGTTGGCATATTTGAATGTAGTAAGGAGTTTTACCATAGAGGTGAGGAAAAAACCATGGAGGCAATCCAGATTTACAAGGATTTCTTTATAGATAAAAAGAAGCCAGTAGAAGAATTTTATTTATATGACGTACTCTAGTAAAAAAGAATGTTATAATGATGTATTAGCCTCTTTAAGGTTGGGTATATTGGATAAAGAAGAAATCAATCACTTACTAGATTATTACAGGGATATAGAACATTATGAATGTTGTCAAGGTATTGTAGATGCTTATGACAGCTTTAAAAAAGAAATGATAATAAAATAACAATGATAGAAAAACTAGAAAAAACAAAGAGAATAAAGGATATAGCGAGTAATGTAGTTTGTCAATTTTATGGTATAGACATCCACAGTAAGACTAGACAAAGAGATTATGTTATGGGGAGGGCAATGTATTATAAGTTACTTAGAGATAATACCAAAATGAGCCTCCAGGGCATTGCCAATGCGTTCAATAAAAACCACGCTACAGCTCTCCATTCAATAAGACAGTTAGAGGGGTTTATGGAATTCGATTATCACCTTAGAGCTGAGTATTTAGAAATAAATAATGAGTTTATAAAATCACTTGATAGTGCACTATTAACACTTATAGATGAGTCTAACTCTTATGAATGGGAAACCCCTAAATATTTTAACTTATTAGATAGGTATAATAACTTAAAAGAAAGCCATAATAATCTAAAAAGGGCTCACAATGAGATTATAATTTCAACTGGTGAGATTAATAGAAGATACAAAGACCTAAAGGAAAAATATGACCGTAGGGAAGTGTATTATAGAGATAACGGATTTATATTAAAATAGATTATGGAAGATGATAAACCAAAGAAAGTAGATGGTAGGAGAAACAACGGTGCTGTAAAAGGTGTTTACAGGGGACAGGGTAGACCTCCTAAGATTAAGGAAAAAGAAACAAATGCTTTAACGCTAAAGGCACTAAGAAAAGCGTTTGGTAGTGAGGAAAAGGCTTGGATTCATATTGCCCAAAAGGCATCTGAAGGAAACTTTAACTATACTAAGATGTTGTGGGAATATCGTTATGGTAAGCCCAAAGAGCAACAAGACATAAATGTTAATACGAATATAAATATCCCAGTAGTGGATTTTGCTAAAACTAAAACAATAGAAGTCGACCATGAAGAAGTCAAAAAAACAGATGAGAATATATGATACTGATAAGTTCCCAGATGATTTCTGGAATTACTATGTTAATCCAATATTGGGCTATTATTATAATCACGATGTAAATAATAATAAAGTTGACCGACAGTAACTATATAGGATGTTATGGGGAGACTCTGTTCTTTGCAGAATGTATTAAGCGAGGTTTTTCTGTTAGTAAGCCTTTGCTTGATTCAAGTCCGTATGATTGCATAGTGGACACCCATAGCAACTTATATAAGATACAAATTAAGTCAACTGGGAAAGAGCCTAGAGAAAACGACCCAAATGTTCAAATCCCATTACAGAATAATAAGAAGGAGTACTTAACTTCTTTAGTTGATTACTTTGCAGTTTACTCTACTTATTACAATGGGTTTTTTATATTTAAGAACGAGGGAGATATGCAGTCTATTCGGTTTAGTCTAAATGGCAAGTGGAAAGATTGCTTTAACAATTATAAATTTAACGAAGATGGAATTGGAGAATAAAGAAGGGGTAATGTTTTACTATAATTATAATGGGGAGTATTTACCTTGTTATAGCCCAAAGTATTTAACTGATAATGATTTATGGGGGGAAAGATAGATTTAAATCCTAAGTACCAAACGCTATTCAATAGTGATAGCAGATACTTTGTAATTACAGGAGGTCGAGGCTCTGGTAAATCATTTGCCGTGAACACTTTCTTAGTACTTCTAACGTACGAACAGAATACAAAGACACTATTTACTCGTTACACAATGAGTAGTGCCTCTATGAGTATTATTCCTGAGTTTATGGAAAAGATTGAGCTTATGGGGGTTGCTGAGTTCTTTACAATAACTAAGACTGAGATTACCAATAAGCTAACCAATAGTTCTATATATTTTAGTGGGATTAAAACAGCTTCTGGAGACCAAACTGCAAAGCTAAAATCAATTCAAGGGATAAATACTTTTGTACTTGATGAGGCTGAAGAGCTAAATGATGAGACTAGTTTTGATAAGATTGACTACTCTATTAGGAGTAAGGTTGCCAAGAATAGATGTATATTGATTCTAAACCCCACTACAAAAGAACATTGGATATATCAAAGGTTTTTCCAAAATAGAGGTATTAACGATGGGTTTAACGGAACTAAAGAAGGAGTAACTTATATCCATACAACGTACCTGGACAATGCTAGTAACTTATCCAAATCATTTGTTAACGAGATTGAAAAGATTAAGGAACGTAGACCAGAAAAATACGCCCATCAAATTATGGGGGGATGGCTACAGAAAGCAGAGGGAGTTGTACTTACTGATTGGCAAGTAGGACAATTCAATACCGAAATAGATTCAATATTCGCACTTGATTTCGGATTTGCTAGAGACGCCTCAGCTCTTGTAGAAATTTGCGTTGACAAAGAAAGAAAAATTATTTGGTTAAAGGAACATTTATATAAGAAAGGTTTAGTAACCTCCCAGATATACGAGCATTGCCGTAGAGTAGCGGGAAGGAAGCTAATTGTATGTGATAATAGTGAACCGAGATTATTATCCGAAATGAAGATGAAGAACCCACCTTTAAACGTAACTCCTACTATAAAGAAGAAAGGAAGTATATTAAGTGGGATTGCCTTGATGCAGGATTACAATATCAACTTAGATGGGGAGAATTTAGTCAAAGAGTTCAATAACTACGTTTGGGATATTAGGGGGGTAAAGCCAATCGATAACTACAATCACCTTATAGATGCGAGTAGGTATGGGATTCAATATATACTTACTAGGAGCGTTCCTAAAGGGATGTATATTGTTAAGTAAAATATTTTTTATATATTAGTAGTATAACTTTTTTTCATATTAAGGGGGGATTTAGAAATATTTCCCTCTTTTTTTTATAATTTATTTGGCAGTTGGAATATTTTTTATATATTAGCAGTATAATTTTAAAACAAAGATAATTATGGAAACAAAGTTTTATTTATTCAGGCAGAATAATTCTGGAGGATATTTTCTTAGAGACAAGAAACTAGGAGTTGATGCTAATATGCTTATAGAGGCTACTTCTGAGGTTGGTGCTGAGGATATATTCCAGAGAATTGAAGATTCGTATGGGATGGAAGCGTTTCGAGAGTATTGTGATTGTTGCGGGGACAGGTGGTATAGTTATGAATCATCTGAGGTATTTGATGATATACCAACTTGGGCTTTGGAAGATAGGTCAACTTCAATTATTATGTTGTCAGGGAAAGTGATAACAATAAGAGAAGAAGAAGATAGTATGAGGTATCAGGATTCAGTAGATTAAAAATAATTATTATGAACAAAACAGAATTTAATAATTTTGAAGCTCTTTTATCTGATATTATTGAGCTAAATGGAAATTACATTAGGAAGTTCATTTCGCTAGGAGTAAAATATAATCGTAGTGAAACGCTGGAACTAGCTGATAAATATATGGATAAATACGATGAGATAACGGATAAACTAAAAAAAAGTAAATAATTATGACAATTAAAGACGAAGAAAACAGAGAAATTGACTTAGCAAGCCCAGAATTAAATATTACTGAGACTGAAATTTCAACAGTTGGTTATGAATTCTATAAGTTTTTTATGACGTTCAAAGATGAGCTCCATAAGAACCACGAAAGGGATTTACAAGACCCAGCGAATAAGTTTGATGATTTTATGGAGTTCCCAGTATATTGCTTTGGAGCATTTACAACATCTTATTTAGAGTATAAACAAAAAGATATATAATTATGATACGAAAAACTAGAACTGAGAAAACAGCCCCTGTAAGGCTTACAAATAGCGAAATAGACCTAATAGTCCACCTCCTTTGGAATCAAAGGTTAGAGTACACTAAATTGGAGAATTGGGAGCTTGTAGATGAGATGACAGAGACTATTGAGAAGTTTGAAGAACTAGATGCCGAAGATTATGAGCAAGTTTAAAATTAAACTAGATAGTGATGAGCTCCATATGTTGGAGACTGTATTAGCTCAAACAATAGGCAAAAGAAAAGCCTATAAGCTAAACACCACAGAGTACACTAAGCTACTCTTAAATATAGATAAGCAAGTATTAAAACAATTAGAAAAATGAGAATAATAGTACAAGACAAGAAGGGAAACCGTTTATGTGAATTTAAGGTAGGTGGTTTTCTTGGGGACAGAAAAGTTGGAGGAAAACAATTTAAATTAGCAGGTTTTAGAGGCTGTTCATTATATGAAATAGAAAAAGACCATATAGGAACTTTTGTATTTATACAAGTAGAACAAGATTTTACTAACCAATTAAAACAATTAGAAAAATGAAAGTATTAGTTGCCTGTGAAGAAAGCCAAGCTGTAACAAAGGAGTTTAGAAAGTTGGGTCATAAAGCATATAGCTGTGATATACTGCCTTGTTCTGGGGGTCATCCAGAATGGCATATACAAGGAGATGCAATTAAAGAAGCATATAGTGGTAAATATGATTTAATGGTGGCACACCCTCCATGCACTTACTTAGCAGTTAGTGGGGCTAGATGGATGTATAATAAAGATGGGTCTGTTAATCAAGATAGATTGGAGAAACAAAATAAAGCATTGTTTTTCGTTAAGCAACTTATGGATTCACCGATTCCAAGAATTGCAATAGAAAACCCAGTTAGTGTAATAAGTAGCCAAATAAGGAAACCAGATGATATTATCCACCCTTGGCAATTTGGTCATGGAGAAACGAAAAGGACTTGCCTCTGGTTAAAGAACCTGCCTAAATTAAAACCAACAAATATAGTTGAAGGTAGAGAAGAAAGAATTTGGAACATGAAGGATAGCAACGGTAAGAAGTTAGCTTGGAATAGTGCTGAGATAAAAAAGATGAGAAGTAAAACTTATCCTGGAATTGCAAAAGCTATCGCCACTCAGTATTCAGATTATCATGAAAGAGAAATATTTAACTTTTAATTATGGAACAAGTAGTAAGTAATTGTTGCAACGCACCATTAGTGCCGATTGAAACTGAAATTTGCTCAGAATGTTATGAGCATTGTGAAGCAGTTGAGTTGAGATAGCAATTCAATAGGGTTGTGAATTCAATAGGTATAAATTCAATAGGGGGTCAGATTTGATTCCCTTTTTTTCGTTCCTTATTCTTATTTAGACTAAATATAAATTAGATAGATTTCAACAAATTATTCACAAAAGAGTGGGATTAATCGGTTTTTTATTCCCTATATTTGTCATGTGGAAAACCCACAGCAGACAAATACTAACTAATAATAAAAGACATGGAAAAAACAGAAGTTTACCTAATTTTAAATGAGTTCGCTCTTGTATTCGTAAAATCTACAAACGGAGAGCCTCTAAAGTTTGAAACGTATGAAGATGCACAAAAATACGCCTCTTCAAATTGCAGCCTTTGGCAAATTATAGAAGTAAATTTTGAGGATAGATATACTTTTCATTTACCCAATGTAAAAAGCGAAGATTTAAACGAATATGGAAACTTATTATTAACTAAACTTTAAACAAGATGAAAACAAAACAAACATTTTACAGAGCTTTAAAGGTTGCTCAATACCTTTTCTTAATAGCCTTATTTGGCTACATTTTTACACGAACTATTTTAACTTATATATAATATGACTATTCAAGAACTTAGAACAAAAAGACAAATTTCACCCTATCAAAAATTCGTTAAATGGGTATATGATACGGGAGACGAAACAGAAACTTGTTTTATAATTTATTACGGAAATCATACAATTGACCAATGTATTGACCCCTCAAAAAAATGGGGATTTGATTGGGAAAAATTCCATGGTGATGAGTTTGGCGGATATATTGAACAATGGAAAAACGGAAAATTTGCCTTAATACTTGACCGCACATACTACGAAAGTGAAAGCCTAGAAGAATTAGAGGAAAAACTCCACCTATTCAATATTGAGGAAGACTATTACAAAGATGAAACACTAACAATTAAAAACTAAACTATGAAAACAAAAGTATATCAATTAGAAAGCCCACGAAGTGGGAACGCCGTACCTAATCAGTACGAAATTAGAACACGAACCAATAAAGGAACTAGAGTTATGTTCCAGTCTTATAATACTATTATTTGTGAAGTAAACGAGGGCGGAAATATTTACCTAGATTGCGAGTACTGGAACTACTCCAGGACAACAGTAAAATATCTAAAAATCTTTTTATCTGGTTTCGTTGGTAGTTTATCAATAGATGACATAAAAGGCGGAATAACACTAGGAAAATTCAAACTAAAAAACCTAAACAAATGAGCAACTCAAAACAATTTAACCACACACAAAAGAGAAAAAAGGAACTTAATATGTTTTATGAAAAAATGTATTTAGACTGGTTTAATAATTATTTAACCGTTGATAAATTTGCTGAACATAATCAAATGTCTAAAATCAAAGCAAATGAAATAATAAACAAAGGAAGAATAATAAACCATAACAGATAAATAAATAAAAATAAATAATAATTAGGGGGCAATTTAGCCCCTTTTTTTATAGGGTAATTTTAGCTAATTAGCTGGGAATCATTGAAAATATAATTAAATAGGGCTATTCGTCTTTAAAATATCAATTCACTACCCCAATTTACCTAATAAATTCAATCCAATAGGCAAATAAGACTTTCTAAGGGCTTAAAATAACCTCAGCTATATGAATATACCAAAAAGATATAAAAGTCGCTTAAAACGCTCCTTAGATACCTTAAATGACCTAATAAGTGAACTTAGTGTATGGAACAAAGATGTAAAACAATAAAAAGAGGGTACTCTCGGGGATAAAGTATTGGTGGTACTAAGTAACCTACTCTCTGAACAAACAATCTTTTCCAACTGCCATTGTGAATTCAATAAGTATTTTGTACCTTAGCAATAAATTCAATAGTTAGTTATGTTTGAAGATTTCCAATACGATGCTTTTCAATGGTGTGTTGAGAACGGTATAAAGATATACTGTTTGCCAAATAAGCAAGGTGATAAAATATTTGAGATAGAAATAAACGATAACGGTAAAACTATTCGTAGTGGCAAAAAATATAAAAAAGAGCAGGTCGATATGAAGATATGGGAACTATATTGCCATTACTATACTAAGTATAATATATAACTAAGTATTATTATTTATATTAATATAAAACTATGTATATAACACTATCTATACAACGTTGTACAAGTACTATACTAAGTACACTATACTAACTATACTTATAACTATGTATATATATCTGCCATTACGGCACGTGGAATCTATAGGTACAAAAAACTAAAACTAAATTATTTCAATATGAGTAAGAGAATAGAAATAGAAGTACCAACATCTCTTGAGGATATTACTCTTGGGCAATACCAACACTATCTAAAGATACTAGACCAGAACGAAGGTAAAGAAGCTAATGATTTTATAAATAAAAAGCTAGTAGAAATATTCTGTAATATAAATTTAAATGAGGTCGACTCTATCCCTGTTGTGGATTTTAATCGCATTTTGGAAGTACTGGAAGAAGCGTTCAAGGAGAAATTTTCTTTGATTCGCCACTTTGAATTAGGAGGAGTAGAGATGGGGTTTATACCTAAGTTGGATGATATGAGTTTAGGTGAGTATGTAGATATTGAAGCCTCTATTACTGATTGGCAAAATATCCATAAAGCAATGGGGGTACTGTATCGCCCAGTAAACTTTAAGAGTAAAGATAAATATACTATAGCACCGTATAAGCCAAATGAGGATATACAACAATGGATGAAGGAAATGCCACTTAGTGCTGTAATGAGTTCCATGGTTTTTTTTTACGATTTAGGGACAGAGTTATCGAGAGCTTCCCTAGCTTATTTGGAGATGGAGATGAGGAAGGACAAGACCTCTCAGCTCAAGGAGGCTTTGGAAGAAAGTGGGGTTGGTATCAGTCAATTTATGGACTCGCTAAAGGAGACATCACAAAGTTTGACCAGGTTACAGAAGAACCAATTTTTAAGTGTCTCACTTACCTAACATTTGAAAAAGAGAAGAACGAATTAGAAAATAGGATGATTAAAAACTCAATGAAACGATGAAAGAATACTATAACTTAATTGACAATATTTACAATTATCTTATTGGCAATCCAAATATAAATACAGTAACAACTGGGGACTTGCTTCAAGTTGATTTATCAAAGCAGTCTATATTCCCACTTGCCCATATTATAACAAATGATGTAACGTTTGACGACCACTACATCACATTATCAGTTAACGTTATTGTTATGGATATTGTTGACGAAGATAAAGACGACAAGCAAGATAAAGATAAACCTCATCTTGGATTAGATAATACCCACGATATATTAAATACAATGTTGACTGTGGTCAATGGGCTACAATCTAGTTTACGAAGAGGTGGTATGAATGAGAACAACTATGAGATAAATGATTCTCCAACTGCCACTCAGTTTGAAGATAGATTTGAGAATTTACTGTCAGGATGGTCTTTGCTACTAAATATCGAAATCCCTAATAACAAAATGGGACTTATTAATGATGATGGCACTCAATGCTAAATAAGTTCAAAAATACGAAAGCCTACCTTGACAACTATTCTAAAGAACTGGTTAAGTTGTTAAAAATAGAGATTGGTAGAAATAGAACTAGGACTTATAAGAGTGGGTCTTATAGCTCGCCTATAGATAATACTGGTAAGCTAAGACAATCTATTGAGGCAATTTCTAAAGATTCTAGTAAATCTATTAGGTTTAACATTATGGCAAACGATTATGGTTTAGCTGTAGATGGAGGTTCGTCTAAAAGACAACCTGCTGTAGACGATTTAATAGATTGGATAAGGAGTAAGCCTATAAGAATAAGAGATAGTCGAGGTAGGTTTGTAACTGCTACAGATTATAGAGTTAGGGGTTTAGCTTATGTTATAGCTAAGAAAATAGGCAGACAAGGTATACAACCTACAGGATTTATACAAGATGCAATAAACCAATCGTTAGACAAGCTAAATAAACTAGGAGCTGCTGTTGGAGAAGATGTATCATTAAACCTAGATGACATTTTAGTTAAAGCAGGTTATGTTAAAAAGGGCGATAATTATATTATAGAGAAACAATGAGTGATGTTAGAATAAATACTAGGAGTCCTTATTACGTTGAGGCAAATCCTACAGAACCTACACAACCCACGATACCAGACGCAATAGAGGAGAATACTCCACCTACGGTTACAATTACAGCTAGCAATACAACTCCTTATCTTGGGGAGACAGTTACACTAACTGCTGTAGCAACTG